TCATGTTATGCCTTAACTGTTTGCGTATCCGTAAACGCGGATTGTTCCGCCTGTTATTGTGCCGCTTGCTGGCGTAATAGTAAACGCAGTGTAAGAAGTTGTCCCATCTAAATAACCGCTGTAAACGCGACCCACATTGACCGATGTCATAGTGCCAGAAACAATAGTTCTTTTAGCAAGAAACGGCCCGTTTAATTCCATGTTGAGGTTTAATCCATCAGTCATAACTCTGCCAACTGCGTTAAATGATGTACCACTGTTTGTTGAGTTTCCACTGTAAGTTCCTGTTGCGTCTGGTGCATAATTAGCACCGACAAACGCGTTGTAATATCCTGTTGCAGTTGAACCTAGTTTTAGCCCTAGTTGCTCATCGTTAACCGAGCCAGTACCACCGCTAATTGTAATCTTGTAATAATCGTATGTTGCACTAAACGCGCCAGACACAGTGACGCTTGAAACTGCGCTACCAATTGTTGTTGCGCTGATAAGTGTTAAGCCGCTAGCGCCGATAGGTTGCCATGCCGCGCCGTCATAATACTGCACAACGTTTGTACTAGACAAATAACAAAGTTGGCCCTCTGCCAGTACCTTTTCGCTTGCACCACCAAACGCCGCGTCACGGGTCACTGTTGTGGCAAATACCGGCACGCCTGTGCCAGCGCTTATATTCATGTTTGCAGCAGTCAATACCTCGCCGCTAGCAAATAACGGTACTGATGTCTGTTCGTTTGGCATGGTAAGTACTTTATCCTAAAACTGGTTGTGGGTCTTGTATGCCTAATTTACCGTAGATTGGGTCATTGAGTATGAACTCATAAACGATGACCGTGTTGGCCGTGTAGAACGTAACTCGATGGCCGTTGTTTATGTTCACCGATATTTCTACGCCCTCAACCGATAACTCTTGGGCTACCTGACCGCCAGTAATGGTGTTGGTAATCGTGATCGTGTCACCAATATCTACCAGCGCCAATGCCTCACGTTGGGCTGTAGTAAGCATCAGATAATCGGTTTGCACCGCGTTAAACGTGGCTACAGGCTCACCTACGAGCAGGTACTCTGCAAGCGCCAGCGCGGCTGCATCATTGTGCAACAGGCTGTTAGTAATGCTTACATTTTGGATTAGGTACTTGGCTTGGCTTGCAAGATCATCTGCTACCTCTGGACTAGTAGCACCTAAATGCTGGATGCTTGCCCGGTTGACGATCACATCAGCGTTGTAAATAATGCCTAACGAGTTGTACGGAATGTTTGTGCCGTCATCGTGGAAGTCTGCGACACTGCCTGACAGTGTGTTGCCTATTCTTGGCTGGCTGGTCAATACGCCTGTGCGCGCCATAAAGATGCGACCCTGCTCGGCCTGCTGTATTTGGTCAATATATTGTTTGACGTTTGTACCCTCAGCGACCGTGTATGCGGCAGCGCCGCCAAGTGTTTGTGTACCTGTCTCAATGTCACGAGTTAATGCTGGATAGGCAACCTCTGGTAAATCTAAAACAGCAGATAGTCGAGCACTAGATAGTTGCTCGCTCACGTTAAATTCAGCCAACGCGGTCTGTGCCAACAAATAGAAGTCATCGGCGCAATACACGCTAACTGTGTTTTGACCGCCCAACTCGTAGTTGTAATCGTAATTTACAATCTGACCAACAAACAACGGTATGAAAGTGTTGGCTGTGTTGTATCTGCCAAACGACACCCGGCGCAATGGCGCTAATGTGAACTGTCCATCAGGGTCAACAAACGGACTAGACGAGTACAAAGGGTTTAGAGTGCCACCAGCCAATGTGTCGTTAAGGTTAAATGACATCGTGCCAGCGCTAAATTGATCGCCTATATCGCGCCTACCGCGCTTGACGTTTACATTGGTTGAGTATTCCAACATTGGTGCAAACTCTGATACGCCGTCTAACACATAGGTTGTGTTATTAAGCACAGCGCGCGTTGAGTTATCCAACGTGAACGCATTGAGCATAAACCCTGTATCAATAAACAGTTCGTAATCGCCGCTCTCAATTACTGTTGTAGCCATTAGCCAACCGCAATGTTGGCAGGGCCAGCAGCCCTGTTATATGCCCTAATGGCGTTCACTACGGCCTCACCTATTTCAGCGCTTGTATTGATACCGCCTTGCACGTTTACTGTTAGACCAGTACCCGGTGCACCTGAGCCTGCCTCTGGTCGTGATGGTGTTATAGGTGTAACTGATGGGCCAGCGAGCGCGTTGTCAAACGATGCTGATATGCCTTTAACGTCTGCAATCTTAAGACCTTTTTTAGCGAGCCTTTTGTTTGCCTCATCAAATGCTGCCTCAACACCTTGCAAATATGATTGAGCGTTAGATACACCAGCGCCGTACCATTGTTTGGCAGCCTGTTGGCCAATGACTGCAGCAGCGATCTGGCTGGACTCGACTAGCGCGTTGGTTTCTAGGATTGCTTTAGAGCCGCCTTTAATTAACTCTGCTGCGATTGCTGCACCGGACTCACCGCCAGCGTCAAGCACAGATTGCAATGCGTCTTGTGACAATCCCATTGTCAGCAACGTGCTGACATTGTCGCTGTAGGTTTTGATGCCTTTAACTTGCTCGCGCAAACCATCTAAGAAACCTTTGCCTGTTTCATCGCCTGCGTCTTTAGCATCCTTAAAACTAAACGCGTCTTTTAGACCGTCTGACACGTTGGTTGCAAAATCATTAAAGGTTTGTTGTGCATCCTCAAGCGAGCCTTGTGCGTCTTTAAGCGCTGTCACCATGTAGTTCTTTAATGCGTCTGAGGCTTTTTTAATTTTGTCTGCCATGTTGTCAACAGCGCCGCCAGTCTTGACAACCTTTTCTGTGACGTTAGTTAACTCAGGCCCAAACACTGGCCCGGCTACATCTCTAAAATCTGATGTTGCCTGAGTGGCTGTTTTAGTGGCGTTCTTGTAAATAAGAAACGCGCCAGCAGTAACCGCAAGACCTGCCGCAATGGCGGCTGCACCAACGCCAAGAGTTAGCGCCGTGTTCGCAGCAGCAGCGCTAGCAGCAAGAGACCAGTTGAGCGCTGTTGTTACAACTGTGACGGCGTTAGCAATGATCTGTGCAGCCTTAAATCCGATGAGCGCGGTGGAGATTGCACCGATGGCTGTGCCTACGGCCAGCAGTGTGCCCGTGTGATCTGCTGCCCATGTACCAAACTTGATGAGGTACGGCAATACGGCCAAGACCGCTGGCAACAATGCTTTGCCAATTGACTCTTTAGCCTCATCAAGCGCCACGTTGAGGCGCTTAAATTGTCCTTGTGCAGTACCAGCCGCCGTTGCAGCAGAGCCACCAAACGTGTCTGACAGTGCAGCCATTACCTTGTCAAGTGATGCACCATCTTTGATCATGCCGTACACCTCTGGTGAGAGGTTTCGCAGCGCCTTAAAGTTGCCGCCATACGCTTTAGCAAGAGCATCAGAAACCGTTGCTAGGTCTTTACCTGTGCCGGCTGAGATGTCCATTGCAAGGCTTAAGCCCTCTGTTGCCATCGCAATGTTATTTGTACCTCTCAATAATGAGGCGTAGGCTGGCCTAAGTTCATCATCAGCGACACCGGTAGCCAACTGCATGACATTGATCTGAGACTCAACTGCTGCAATCTGTGCATCAGTGGCATCTGTGACGTTGACCAGCGCGCGTGCTAGTTGGGCTTGTGCTGCCTCATCCTCAACGGCTGCTTTAACGCTTGCACCTGCAACAACTGTGAGCGCGCCTATGGCTGCGATGGCTGGTAAAAATGCTTTGCCTGCAATGTAGCCGGCACGCTGGCTGTTGGTCTCAAGAGCCTTGAGTTGCAAGATCGCTTTATCAAATCCCTTGCCATCAAGGCTGGAGATGATTGGGATATTAATTGCCACTTTGAGCCTCGATGTCTCTGCTAATTAGGTTCTCTACAGTCTCCACTATTTTACGCACTTTGTCTGTGACTGCCTCACGATTGCGCTCAACGGCAATGTCAATTGCGCGTGGCTCTGGCCCTGCCTCAGTGTTTAGGTTGGTAACAAATGTTGATGAGGTTTGGCGGCCAGCGTGATCGTAGATTGCACCAGCAGCATCAGCCTGTTGTATGACCATCAACTGGTAAGGCTTAGACCCGTAGGCAACCTGCTCTGTGTACGTGCCTGTAGTGCCTCTGCCTTTAGGGCCACTAGGGATGCCGCCGCGCTGGTAGTTGACATAGCGCTCTTTGCTTGCGCGCACACCAACCTTGACCTTAAACCCTGCCTGTACTGCGGTTGTTTTCCAACTTTTCTCACGGCCTCGTACCATGCCAGACAAAGGCGCGCCGTTGTTTAACGAGTTGTCAAAATGCGCGACCATTGATCGAGCCTCATTGATAATCTGATCGCCTGCCGCTTGTATGTCTTTAGTTACTTGACGGCGGTAACGGTTATCAAA